GAATCTTGACTTCTCTGGACTGAATGTAAGGAGACATCGTAACATCGGTTACAAAATTTCCTACACTGCTAGTAGTCGTTTGATTGTCTCCAACTACTAATTCTGTGGCTGTAGTGGTAGTTGTAGTGGTTTGGGAGAAAAGATTGCCATTCGAAGTAATTGGACCACTAATGGAACTTACTTCTTCTCTCGTTAAAGGAAGAACTTCTTGAAGGTTATCAACTAAGTCCAAAAGAGGAGTTGCAATATCAATTTCTAGATTGACAGCTGGATTCTGAATGACATCATAGCCCGCATCGAATGGAGGATCGATTGACGCTTTACCGGCATAGTTATAAAAGTTAGATACACAGTTTCTAAAATTTGTAGCAAAGGGCTGATCGATTACTGTAACACGTGATCCAGTATCAGCGAGAGTTACTACATCTTGATATACATTTGCGCCCGTGCTTGAGTCCACTTTAAGATCGACTGGGAACTGTGTGACTGAAGGAGTCGCAACAGTTCTAGACTTATCAACAGCGGCACCAAAATCAGGATCTGCTACATCGCCTACTGCAAGTGTCTTAAACGAATCAACCAAGATTCCGTTCTTGAAGCGATCAAGTCCGTTTGCATCTGGAATAAACAAACTCTTTGTCTGAGTTTCTAATAGACTAAGAGAAACCAAATCAGTGAGCCTATCAATTTTCTGTTCAATACCAGCAATTTCTTTCATCGTGTAGTTTTTGTTTGTTACGTCTACAACACGAATTGGATTGTTACCAGTAATCGTAGTGACGTTGCCAGGAACATAAACATTGCTTAGTGCATACATTCCAGAAATCTCTGGAATACTTGGGTTCTCTGCTTCGCCGCCCTTATAGATAATAGTATCTCCAAACTCATCTAATACCACACTGTCGATACGTGACATGAAGTAAGATTGATTTGAAATTATCGTTGCGTTGTTTGCTGGAGAAATGCCAGGCACGATAGCACTAGACAATGCTGTCACTGTAGACGCACCTGCAACACCCAGAGAGTAAGAAGATAAAGGCTGTTTGTAAGGTCTAAAATCAAAAGAGTTAATTAGATCATAAGAGATGCCATTTTTACCTTCAAAGTTTTTAACTAAGTTTCTGTTACTCAATGCACTGTAGCTATTAGCGGTTAAATATCCACTGCCTAGAGTAGACTGCCTACGCAATGCTTTAACCTTAACTCTAAGCGCCCTGTTCTGAGCAATCGTTTCACCAGCTTTAAGAGTAATGTATGAGTGATCATAGAAATGATCTTTCTGGTTATTAACTAACTTAAACTTAGATGTGATATTTACTGCAGGAGTAGCTCCTGTGTCCATGACTTCGAGTAACTGAATAGCATTAGGAACACCAAGTGAAGCAATATTCGAAACACCAAAACTACCAGTGCCGTTCAAATCATAAGTCGTGTTAACATAAATGTCTAATTCCTGTAAACCGTCTTGGGCTGTACCAGATATAATAGCGTCAAAGTAAACAAACTCGACACCTGATCCATTATCTGTAATCGTAACTTCTAAGTCATCTGTATTAATATACTGTGAGGAACAAACGCATACTTGGTTCGAACTATCGACGGCAAATACATTACTGCCAGGAAGAGGTTTAAAATCAGCAGTCGCAGAAATAGTAATAGGTGAACTCCCGACCACTGCTTGCTTCATTCTTCTAGTGAACGACACGTTTGATATGCTATTGATCGATCCTTTACCTGCATCAAAAATCTTACCGCCGCTATTAACGCCGTAAAGAGTTCCTGAATTTGTTATAGGAGTGTTAGCAATTTTAGCTATAGCGGTATTCTCTTGTCCAGCATTCTTTCTTATGTTGTAAGCATAGATTTTTCCTGGAGTAACATTTGAAATAGAGCATGTGCCTATAATCGTGTTACCACTATTTTTAAGATTATAAACTGTGCCGTCAAAGGCAAAGTCATCTAAGACAGAAGCTTGTGCGTGAGCGTATGTAAAATACTGTCCGTATTGAACACCAGTGTACTGATTATTTTTAGTTTGTGTAAGTGTAGTAGGATCTATTAATAGTTTTCTCGCTGAGACGTTAATAGTTTCTCTGCCGAAAGCATAAGCCTTACCTGGTGAAACTACAGCATAAGAATCTGATCCGTCTTGCTCTAGTGTAACCTTAAGTCCATTAGTAACATAGTTGCCTGACTCTTCATAAGTTCTACGTGCGAGTTCATCTCCGATTACGTTAAATTCTGTTCTGTCACGAATACGTACTGCTTCACCGCCAACATATCTAACAAGAGCAAAGAACTCTTCTGGCTCTGAAGCTGTTGCAAATGTCACTAGCTTTGGTACTAACTGAAGTCTATCAGCGCCTGGTGCATTCTCGTTATTAAATCCTGATGCGTTATCAAGAAGTGTCGTATCTTGGTTAGAGTTAATTAAGTTTTCTGCGATTGTAAATCCAACAGAAGATGCGCCTGGAATATTAGAGTACTTCGATACAATGACAAACTGGTTGTCTACAAAGATGAAGTGACCTTTCTGATACACAACACCTTCTTCACATGAAACACCAAAAGATTTACCGGCATGGGCTGCGACGGTAGCTACTGTTACGGATTCAAGGATTGTTCCTGATGAGTTCTTAATACTAAGAACCTCACCCTGAGAGAATTGTTTGACATCAGTGGCACTGGCGCCCGCCACAGTCGTATCATCAAAGCCAATGTAGCTGATGAAGAAAGTTTTGAGATCGGGATCCTGAGTTTGGAAACCATTTTCGCCTAAGATAATTTCAGCAACAAGACCAGTTGTGTTACCTGTTGCAGTGAAAGTAGCTGAGTCAGTTTGATTGTAAACACTTGGGTCAGTGAAACCAGTTGTATCATTCAACTTCACATAAGAGATATCTGGACGTGAAGTGATGTTGATACCACTAATGACGGTACCTTCTTTGTAAACATTCGAGCCAAATCGCTCGACCTGTTTCTGTAGAATGGTTTGAAGTTGTGTTAACTCACGTGCTTGTACGGCTTTTGCGGGCTTAAACAGAATGCGGTTAAACTGTTTAGCTTCACTAAAATCGTCATAGTACGGATCAACATTTAAGTCTGTATTAATGCCCATGTATTATACTCTTTTCCTAGAAATCGAAAATAAATTTAATTTTTTCTTTACGTGTAGCTTGTCTCTGAATAGCATCGAAGTCTACAAAGTGTAGGACTTGTCCACTATACGGAGAATATTTGCCGTACGTAACGTCTGTACTAGCATTATTTATAGTAAGTGTACTAGCTGTTGTCGTAGACAAGTTAGCTTTTACTAAAATGATGCCAGTCTGAAATGTGTTCTTGAAGTCTCCATAATAATCCACTAGGTGAATCGTTGTGTTACCTCCAGAAAAAACACTTTCATGAATTCTCGCTGTTATTGTTTCGTTGTTAGTGGTATCTAATGCAACTGTTTGCTGAACATAATGTCCTGCTATTGCTGTTGCTGTGTGATCGCCACTAATTACTATTGAAGTTCTGTTGTCAAATTGTGTCGGGAAAGTAGAGTCAGTGAAAGAAGGATTCTTTATTAGCCCGACTTTAGTGTATGTGTTCGCATCTGGTATTGCTACATCTTCTCCCGAGAAGTTTGTAATAACTGCTAGTCTACTCATTCCTAATTCAGAGATCATATCTGATCCATGACCGCCTGTAGGCGAAACTACACATCTTAGAGTAGCGGCTTGCGCTGGCGTGTAGTTAGTCGCTACCGCAGTAGGTAATGCGAGTGTAGCAGTAGCAAATTTATACTCACTGCCTTTGTTCTTGAATGCAACTCTTTGTAATGTTCCGAATTGATCGATGATGCCATACGCAACACAAGGAGTACCAGTTGATGTACTTCTCGTCACACTAATCTTAGGAACAATTTGAAACGTGTCGTTCTTAAATAAATTAGGTGAGTTACCGTCAGTTGTGTTGATCTTCAAATCGATGTCTAGGTCTGGACTACTAGGAGTCGAACTACTCAATACATCATATACAGTCATAGCTCCATTGCTGTTTGTCTGTAGCAAGTACATGTTCTTGTAAGCATCGTTACCTGTATATAACGAGAAGCCAGACTTAGGAGTTGCTCTGACTCTAATGTCAGCGACATTTGGTGAAGTAGCTGATTGAATAATACTTTGAAAGGACACTGTGCTTGAGTCAGTCGTATTAGTTGCAGGTCCAAATCTATACTGCTGAAACAAATTAATCTGTGTGTCTTCAATGATAATCTGAGAGATGTCTTCTTTAGCGGCAGAAATTACGCTAGTGTTTCCGTAAGATGGATAAGGTAAAGGTAGACTGTCATTAGTTCCGAATACAGTATCATCTCCTGCGGCAACAGTAAACAAATACTTCCATACGTATCCGTCTCCACTAAAGATTTGCTCGTATGAATTCGGATCAACACCAGTGAAAGAAGGAGTTGAAGTTGATGCACTACCGTTATTATTTTCAAGGCACTTAAATACTTCGTAGTCGCCTTCGCTATTTGAAACAGTCACAATACTATTAGTCGTTAATATATCTTGAGTGTCATCAAAGTCATCGTAGATTGTGCCAGTTAGCCAAGCGTTCTTATGAAACATGTATCGAATATTATCTTCTGTTACTTTGTTGCCAAAGATAACTCTTCGTTGAAAGTCACGCTTCTCTACTTGAGTATTTAAAATTGTATTTGTCTTGTCAATGCTAGAACCCATGATATAATAAGATGCGACAGGCAGATTTGTAGCTAGTTGACCTTCTACGATATCCTGAATCTCAGTCTTTTGAGCATTAGTTAAAGTAACGCCCGCTTCATTGGCAACATACGTATTCAAACCCGTTAGAAAGTTTGCCGCAATCGTTTCGTTCTTACTAGTAAAAGTAGAGAACATCTCTTTCGTTGTCTCTACTTTAAAATTTTCTGTAATGATCTTTGCCATTATATTACCTTAGGTTCCTATCGATGTTGTTACAGCATTCGATGCTGTCTGATCTAGAGAGACTAATTCTGTGTGTAGCACCTCTGACGGATTGTTTTCTGTCATCATATTCTCTGCTGTTCCTTCTGTCACATAAGCCTCATCAGATAAATTCCATACTTGAAACTCAACGTCAAGCGTACTGTCTAAATTACTATTAGTATTTATGAGAGGGGAGCCAAACACTTTCGTGCCAGCTACACCTACCGTATCTTTAATCAACGTATCATACTTATCAGGATCAATGATCGTAGAGATATCATAAGAGTACTCTTGATAATAATCGTTATCATGTAGAGCCTTTGTACTATCACTTAAGAAAGAAGTACTTGAACTCCATTTACCTTCTGTCGTACCAGGTCCAAGAGTTCTAAGCGTTGCTGTCGCTACTGTCTGTCCAGCTGAGTTCTGAACATTGACTACTTCTTGATCACCGTATCTATATCCAGTATTGGTAACATTGATCGAATCAATTTGTCCTTGCTCATAACTTGCATCGCCTGAGATCACTGCATTCTTACCCATAGGCAATGAAGTGGAATCAGGTCGTACATTCGTAAGAGCATATAAGTTGTTCTTAATATTTATCTGATACGCTTCATCGAAATCATAGAAAGATAGTTGTCGGAAGTAGAAGTCGTTGCCTTCTCTCTTTAGAAATCTTCCTTTTGCTGTATATTCTACAAGACTGTCTGTTTCGAATGACGGGTCTTCAATCTGTACAATCTGCGACACTGTATCACCTACTTCTAATAGAAAGTCAGGATTCGCAAACGTAAGAATAGCATCACGCTTATCAAATCTCGCAACGTCAATATATTCAATCTCGCTGAATACGTCATTGACAAAATTGAATCCAGAGTTTGTGATATTAATAC